ATATGGAAGATGGGGAGCTAGGTATCTTTGATACTGGTAAATTAAATAAATTAATTTCTATCACCAGTGGGGATTTACTTTTAAAGGTTGATAAAACAAAATCAATATTTACTCGTTTATATGTTTCTGATAACAACTATGATTTAACCTATTCGTTGGCTGATATATTAATTTTAGGTAAAACTAGTTGGTATGAAGACCCACCAAAATATGACATTGAATTAAGTCTTTCACGTGATGATATCGATTATTTAATTAAGGCTAAGGGAGCATTGGCCGATATCGATAACATGGTTATAGTTAGTAGACTCAACGGTGATGGAGTTAAAATTTGTGAATTTATTTTTGGAGACAATACTGGATTTTCTAATAAAATTACTTACCAAATTCAAGGTACTATTTTAAAAGATAATATATCACTCCCTTTCAACTCAGATATATTTAAAGATATATTAAGTGCCAATAAGGAAATGAATACTGCTAATGTAAGAATATCAGAATTGGGGATGATGAATATGAAATTTACTTCATCTAAAATAGAATCTGAGTATTATATCTCCAGAAATGAATAATATAATCAATTTTAATAGAGATAATATATATTTATAATAAACATAAGATCACAGCTAGGGCGCGTTGTTATGTTTTAATTATTAACTTACGATCTTAGGACGTTAAAAAACTAAAGAATATGAATACATTACCTCATGAACGTACCCCGTTCGATTTACTATTCCGCAATCTCTTCAAGACAGACGGAGTTTACCAACCCACAACTTTTGATAATAAACAATCCCACCCACTAGATATTTTTTATGATGATTTAGGTCTTCATTTTGAAATAGCTTGTACTGGTTTAACTAAAGATGACATTGATCTAGAAATTGATGGCGATCTTTTAAAAGTTACATACAATAAACCCGAAGAACCCGAAGATCATTTTGGGTATATTTATAAAGGATTATCTAAAAGATCCTTTAATTTAGGATATAAAGTAGCAGCTATTTATGAACTAGAGAAACTATCGGCTTCAATGGCTGATGGTTTATTACATGTTTTTATACCTCTTAATAGTACTAAAGCTAAAAGCAAAATTAAAATAAAATAAAAGTCTTTACAAAAAAACGTGTCCTAGCGTGATTTTGTTCGTATATTATGCGAAACAAAAAACAGTTATATGCTTAAGAAAAGAAAATCAACCCAATTAATTACCGATCCTTTAATAGAGCCCTTCTTTATTACTAAAGATGAGAACAGCTTTACTATTAAACACAAGGTACGATCAGATTCTACTCACTTTAGATCAAAAGGTATAAATGAGGATTACATCAAAATTATTAGCTTCCACAGTACGTTTCCTAGTACTCTAAACAAAATTGGAAAATTAAAGGCTGATCTTGAAGATCATGTTTCTTTACAAAGCTATGTTGATGCCTACACTTTAGCTGAAGAACAAATGCAAGAATTCATTAATAAAAATGAAAATTCTTTAAATGAAATAAAATATTATAACTAAATTAACTAAATTAATTAAAACAAATGAAAAAACTCGAAGCTCTATTTGATGCCATTATTGTTAAACCTATCGAAAACGAAGAAACATTATATGGCAATATTATTGTTCCAGATATGGGAAAAGAAAAAAATGAATTTGGCGAAGTTGTAGCCATTGGATTTGGTCGCTACACCCTTAATGGGGATTTAATTCCAATGCAACTAAAAATAGGAGATAAAGTAGTTCTTCCAACCCAAGGCTTTACAAAATTACCATTCGAAGGAGTAGAATACTATGTAGGACCCGAAAACCAGGTGCTAGCTAAAATTGTGGAAATATTGGATTTAAAATCAATATTAATAGAGACTGAAGAGGGTATGAATGTGGGAGAACTTGAACAAGGATTATAAAATAAAAAATAATGGAAAACAAAATTGAATTTGGAAAAAAGGCTAGAAAGAATCTAGTAAGAGGTATTAATCAATTAGCAGATGCTGTAGTATCTACCTTAGGACCCAATGGTCGCAACGTAGTTATTTTTAGAGGAACGGGTGAATACCCAATTTCAACTAAAGATGGAGTTACAGTAGCTAAATCCATTATTTTAGATAACCCCGAAGAAGAATTAGGGGTTTTGATGGTAAAACAAGCCGCCATTAATACAGCAAATAAAGCAGGTGATGGTACCACAACTTCTACCTTACTAGCTCGTGAAATGATTAATAATGGTCTACAAAGTTTAGATAATGGTGAAAATGCAGTTCAAATCAAACGAGATATGGATAAGGCAGTTGACCAAGTTTTAGAATATTTAAGAAATTCAATTTCTGAAGATATTTCAAGCGAATCACAACTAGAACAAATCGCTACAATATCAGCTAATAATGATTTAGAAACTGGTAAGTTAATTGCTACGGCACTTGAAAAGGTAGGAGTAAAAGGAGTAGTACATATTGAGGAATCAAAAACTGGAGATACTTATCTTGAAACAGTTGAGGGAATGCAGTTTGATAGAGGATATAAATCTCCATACTTTGTTACTGACAATAGTAGCATGTCTGCAGTATTAAATGATCCTGCTATCTTAATTTTAGACCAGAGACTCAATTCGGTTAAAGAATTATTACCTATTCTAGAAGCAGTATCAGGTCAAGGTAAATCTTTACTTATTATTGCTGAGGATATAGATAATGAAGCCTTAGCTACTCTTATTGTTAATAAGATGAGGGGTACAGTTAATGTATGTGCCGTTAAAGCACCTGATTTTGGAGATAGAAGAAAATTAATTCTTGAAGACATTGCCACAACAACGGGAGGACAAGTATTCTCTAAAGATAAAGGAATGAAACTTGATAAGTTTTCTTGGGAATGGTTTGGTGGGGCTAGAACTGTTACCGTTACTAAAGATCAAACTACTATTGTAGATGGTAAGGGTTCAGTTGAAGACATTGAAACTAGAATGGATGATTTGCAAAAACAAATTGATAAATCAACAACCCCATATGAAACTGAACAACTACAAAATAGACTTGCTAAATTTGTAGGGGGAGTAGCTATTATCCACGTTGGGGGTCATACTGAAACCGAAATGTTAGAGAAAAAGGATAGAGTTGATGATGCTCTCCATGCTACTAAAGCTGCTATAGAAGAAGGAATAATTCCTGGAGGAGGTGTAGGTTTACTACATGCTAGGGAATCTATAGATACGTGTAATACTGGCGCTAAAATTGTTTATGATGCCTGTGGTAAACCTTTTGAGCAAATTTTGATAAACGCGGGGTATACCAAAACTGATGCCCAAATCTTTGGGGGTTATAAATTAAAAGAACAAAGTAAGGATAATAAGTGGTTAGGAGTTGAAATTAGTACTGGAAATATAATAAACTTTAAAGATAAGGGTATTATTGATCCTACTAAGGTAGCCCGAACAGCTCTAATCAATGCTTGCTCAGTTGCAGGCACAGTACTATTAACAGAATGCACCATTACTCAGGATAAAAATAGTGCCGCTGAGAGGATGAGAATATTGCAAAATAATGCCTCTTCTGTTAATGAAATTCAAGATGAGTATTAATAATAAATTTAAATAAACAACAATGAACACACAAGAATTATTCAATCAAATTAGCATTTTGTATTCTCAATTTGAAACAGAACATGAGGGAACATCTAAAGCCTCGGCTCAAAGAGCTAGAAAATCCTTAAGTAGTATTAAAAAGCTAATTTCGGCTTATAACAAGACTTCGGTACTTGAATGTAAAAAGTAGATAACATTTATGTGGGGGAATTTGGTTCCCCCATATATTTTTCGTATATTTACGCTATGAAAGATAAAAACATACAACCCGTAGAGCAAAATGTTTTGATTGCCCGAAGAATACCTCCTGGAGATAAATATAGGTTAGTGGCTAATGAGCCCGAAGGTCAAATTCATAAAACACTAACCGATACTTTAGAGGCGTATTCTAAATTAACAGGATTTAAGGGAGCATATAGGTTAGAACCCTTAAAAAATGAATTATATGCTATATTTACTGAAGAGGTACCAATCCAACCAATAAAAAAAGTAGAATACTCTATATACGAACAGCATTAAAAATGTTATGACAAAAAACCACACCTTACTAACTGAAATTTATAGACCTAAAGATTTATCTACTTATGTAGGTAATGCTACTTTAAAATCTTCAATTGCTAAACAAATAGAGGCCAATGATATACAAAACTATTTGTTCTATGGGCCTCCTGGCTCAGGAAAAACTACCTTGGCTAAAATTATTATAGAAAATCTAGATTGTGATTATCTCTACATCAATAGTTCAGATGAAAGGGGAATTGAAACTATTCGAGATAAAGTAATGAGTTTTGCTAGTGTTGCTTCTTTCAAACCACTTAAAATTGTTGTTTTAGATGAAGCAGATTTTTTAACACTCCAGGCTCAAGCATCGCTTAGAAATATTATAGAAACTTTTTCAAGAACAACTCGTTTTATTTTAACTTGTAATTTTATAGAACGCATCATTGATCCACTACAATCTCGATGTCAAGTATTTAAAGTGGTTCCACCTACTAAAAAAGAAGTAGCAATCCATATAGCAGATATATGTGTTAAAGAAAATATAAGTTATGAAATTTCAAATATAGGAAAAATTGTAAATAAATTTTATCCTGATTTAAGAAAAATGCTTAATACAGTTCAATCAAGTAATGTTAATGGAAAATTAGTGTTAGATGATTCTTTATTAATATCTTCTAATTATTTGAACTCTATTTTAGAAGAACTAAAAAAATCAAAACCTAAATTTAATACTATTAGACAAATTATAGTTGATTCTAACTTGGATGATTTTGAGGAGTTATTTAGATTTTTATTTGATGAAGCAGGGCAATATCTACCAGAACAAGAAGGGACAGTTGCTGCCATAATTAATGAACACCAATATAAAGCAAATTTCAGAATTGATAAAGAAATTAATATTTTAAGTCTTATTTATAACCTAATTAATAACAAATAAAAATGGAAAAACCAACTCAACCTAAATTAAACATTGACCTAAACTCTACAACGGGTATGAAAAACTCAGAAGGTGGAAGCCTCTTTCAATCTGGGGTAATTTTAAGAAGAATTTCTAAATTTGTAGCAGGAACAGACCATGATGCCATTATGCCTATCCCCGTATTTTTTGATCCTACAAATAATAAAATTTTAGGAGAAGGACTTCCTGTGGAGCTGCGAGAGGAATTAAAAGATGACTTGTGTTAATAAAAACAACATTTGATTGGGTTAAACATATTAACCACTATAAAACACCAATTGAGAAATTTAGTGAAGAAGACTGGGATCAATTCGTATCTTACACCATTCATAAGGTAATTAGTATGAACCCCCAATATTTAGAGGTAGTAAATCAAGCACAAACTTTTTTACCTCACTTAAAAAAACAAATTTATAGTTTTTATAAAGAATATATCCCAAAAAATAACAATTATACTAAATACATTAAATCCACTGTAAAGCAACCCAATAAAGCTCTAGTATTACATCTACAGGAATACTTCCAAATATCATCAAGGGAAATTAAAGAATATTTAAAGATATTGGATATTAATGAAATAGTTAGTATATTATCAAATAGAGGTGTTGAAGAAAAAGAAATAAAAAAATTATTAAAATGACAAATACACTATATAACATGCTATTAACTTCAGCCTTGGCTGATAAAGCTAAAGCTGAATTATCTCTTGAATTATTAGGTAATAAGGCAGTAGGTATTGGGGACCATTCCACAACTGATTTTTATAAAAATGCCGAAGAAGCACTAAGAATGCTTATAGATGCGGTAGAAAGAATTGATATGCTACAAAATACTTTATTAACTAAAACTCAAATAAATGGGTAATTCAATTTCCAAATACGAAGAATATATAGAGGGTGTACATTACCCTAAACCAGAACCAAAAAAGAATAAATCTATTACAGTTTTAGATTTCGAAAAACTATATCCTGAATTATCAAAATCTTTTAGTCAAATACAAAAAGAACAATACGAATTATTTGCAGCTAAGAATTTAGATTACGGGTTGGGGAATATTTCTCTAGATTCAGAACTAGTTACTAAAGAAGATAAAGATTTTTCTATAATGGGTATATGGTTAAGATGCAATGATAAAGTTAATAGATTAAAAAACTTAATAAAACGTGGTGGTGATTCTTATGTTAAAAATGAACCCCTAATTGATAGTTTTATAGATTTATCAAATTATGGTATAATTGCACAACTTGTTCTTAGAGGACAATGGAAGTAAATAAAAAATGAAGAAGAAAATTCCTACAATCATAACGGAGATTATTAATAATCCCCCTAAACCCGTAAATTACGCTTATCAAAAGAATATTAGTTATTCTCAAATGAGTATTTTTGGGACTTG